ATTTTATCTCCACCTTCACTTCTTTCAGTAAGCCATCGGTGATTTGGAGTTGATATTAATTGTGTTCCTAATGTATGCCCTTTGCGATATTTTACTTTTACAATTAATGCTGATACATTTGACTGCCTTGTCCATTCTTTGGCATCTTTTTTGTATAGAAATATATGCCAACCACTTGTGTAATTTGCTGAACGCCCATCGGTTATTTTACTTCTTGTTGCTTTCAACCATCTGTTACGAGGTCTTTCTTTATTATAATCTCTGCATTCACTATATAATACATCTTCTACTTCGGCAAACACTTTCCAACCAACTCCAGATTCATTTAAATCAGTTTCAGTAATAGTGCGTAAACACATGATTTATTCCCCTTTTCTAAAATCAGAATTTAATTATAACATATTATAATATCCTTGTCAAGTAAAAAATAAAATTTATTTTATAATTTCCAAAAGTTCCTCTCTGGAATAACTATCAGGGTCTTTATTATCATCAAGTATTATCACCTGTACCTCACAATGAACAAGAGGTCGCAATTCTTTTGAGATTCTTGTGGCATTGTCCATAGCGTCACCATCTAACATAATCATAATTCTATTTTTAATTCGTAAGGAACAAATCAATTCCATTTGTTCTACCGAAATTGATTTCCCGAAAAGCCCAACAGCTATTCCTTGTCCGAACCTTATCACATCAAACACTCCTTCACATACAACTAAATCATTCTGCCCCTCTCTAATATAATCATAACCGTAAAGAAGTTTACTGGTAGTAATGATTGCATTTTCATTAGAACAATTTTTATATTTTTTATTTGAATTAATTACTGTTCTTCCTAAATAGTTTACAATCTTTCCTCTATATGTAATTGGAAACATTAATCTATAAGCAAAGTCATTAAAAAATTCTACTCGAACTCCCCATTTGGAAAGTTCTTCTATAGTATGCCCTCTTTTTTCTATAAACTTTAAAAATACTTTATCCATACTGAACTCATCTTGTAATTCATTAACATATTTAGTACATGGTACTGCTAATCTTCCTTTCTTGATTTCCTCTACATCTTCTTCAATAGTCTTTTCAAATATATGTTTAACTTTTTCTTCAAAATCGGTTCTATCAGATTCTAAAGTTATGTTCTCTCTTATTTTATTTCTAGCTTCTTCATAGGATATTCCTTCAATTAAAACCATTAATGATACAAGATTCCCCTGCTCTTCACATCTCCAGCAATTATACAATTTGGAATCAATATCAATACCCAAATGATAATTAGTATCATCACATGAAGGACAACATATACCTATAGCCCCTTCACCTACATTTTTTCCACTTTCAATAAAATATATATTCTGAGAATCAAGGTATTTTTTAATATCAAAATTTTTTATTTGTTGTTCATTCATAATTTATTCTCCTTTTCTAAAATCAGAATTTAATTATAGCATATTATAATATTCTTGTCAAGTAAAAAATAAAATTTATTTTCTAATCTTCCCCCATTTCTATAAGTTCTTCATCTTCTAAGCAAAAACCACCTATTTCCAATGCTTGCAATATTTGAATGCTCCAGTATTTTGCCCCTTCTCTTACTTTTGCCCCAAATAATCTCATGATATTTTCCTGTCTTTCTTGTTCTGTCTGATTGAGAGTTACTACTACATCAGCTATTTTTGCTTTCCCAATACTGCCTGATGTCTGCCTGAGTCCTACCCTTCTTGCGTCAATCGAGTCTCTAGTCCCTTGTGTAGCACTTACTACTGCTATATTTCTCTCCTTACTCAAACCTCTTAGGTTCAGGAACACATCATCTATTTCATGAATTTTATCCTTGAACTTTCTGTCTGATGTAAGTAAATCAGCATAATCAATGAAAATTATATCGGGAGCAAATCCAGATATTTCAAGCTGATTTAAATGTGAATGAATAGAATTTACTGTCCATCTTCCTTCTATACCTTCCTTAACAATTATTCTTCCTTTTCTATTTTTATAAAATGCTTTCGTATGCTTAAAAGTTTCAGTTGTTGTGTCTAATACTTCCCTATCACTTACATTCACTGTCTCTCCATTACTATATGTTATAAACAATCCTTCATTCTCGGAATTATCATGTTGTCGCCTCATTCCAGATATTGCCATTCCTAATCTTTTCATGATATTTTTTGTTGTCATTTCAAGAGAGTAGTAGACTATATTTTTTCCTTGCAAAAGAGCAGACCTAGCCCCATCTACTAATGCCCATGACTTACCTACATTGGTAGCCCCCAACCAGAGAAATAATTCAGACCTGCAATAGCCTTGTAATTTCCTGTCAAGTGTTGTAATACCTGTTTTGCAAACAACATCAAGTTCTGAATCACCTGTGTATTCAAAATCCCAAAAATCAACTCCAATATCAAGTATATTTAATTGAGTATTGAATGCTTCAAGAATAGTCTGCTTAACTTCTTTGTACTTCTTATCCTTGATTAATTCTGCTGATTTTAAAACTGCCCCAGTTAATTGCTGATATTGAATCCATTCAATTAATTGGGAAATAACATATTTCTTATTTACTTCAACATTTTTTATTTTTCTTAAATATATCCTATGAAGTTTAGTTTCTTTTAATTTTGTTTTAAGATAATCTTTAAAATCTTCTTTCGGAGCTTCTTTATAATCATCATAGTAATCATAGATAATTTTGCATACTTCTTTGCGTACTATTCCATCAAAAAGCTCTATTGATACACTTGCCCTGCTTAACATCAAGAAATTTTTGTCTTGAAGTAATAGAGTTATAATACTGTCCTGTATGTATTCAGTTATTTTTTCCATCAGTCTCCTTAGTATTTTTTTGGATGTATTCTACAACTTTTACATTTGGTGGTTCACCAGTACCCCGAATTATCTTATAGGGAAATTCAATTCTCTTTTGTTGTTTTTTCTTTTTCATTTAAACATTCCTCCCTGTATTTTTCTATCCGCTTTTTTAAATCCTTCAAATCCCAAAATGCTTTATTATTATTTAATACTAAATCATGCCCTTTTTCCATTATATGTTCATGCAGTTCTTCTAAATACCATTCAAATTTTTTCTTTTCCTTTCCCTGCTGTACTTTCATTTCGAGTGAGACTTCTTTTGACTTTATTTTCAACATGGGATTATCTATCCAAAAATTATTCCATAATGTAATAGAATTATCAGTTAATACCTGAGTAGGTTGAGGTGGTTCATTTCTGTAATACTCATGGACAGTCCCCTTTTCTGCTTCAACAAATATATTCCTGTAATAAGTTTTGACTAAATCTCTAAATGTACTGACTTTATTTGGATGCTCTTTATTCCATTCTAAAAGAAAAGTAGTTAATGCTCTAAAGTATTTTTGATTTCTTTCACTAAGCAGGTTTTCTTTTCTAGTTGCTAATAGAAATTGTCCATAATCACGTTTCAACATCATGATATATGAATTTTTTGTTTGAGATAGTTTAGCCATGTATTCCGAAGATTCCAAATCAGGATATTTATAGTTGTATTTATCGCATGGTTTTTTGGAGAGGGATGGCACATCCCCTTTATTATCTTTAGATAATAAAGTAATATTATTATTATATTTATTATTATGGGTGACATTTTTGCCACCCCCCCATGACATTTTTGCCACCCCCCCATGACACTGGGTGTCACCCCTCAAGGTGATTTTCCTGTTATTACCATACTCATTTACTTCTATCTCGATATAGTCCTCAAGAGACTGTAACCACCTTTGTACAGTACGTTTATTAACATCATACAACTTAGCAAAATAAGTATTATTTGCCCAACAGTAGCCTTCTTTATTTGCTAAAGCGGTGATTTCTGCAAACAATAACTTAGCATTAGTTGTTATGCTCTTATCATAACGTATTTTAGCTGGTAAGATAGCATAATAATTTGGTTTATTTGTCATACATTTATAACTCCTTTTTAAAATTGATAAAGTGAAAAGTAATTATTTATGTTCTACGAAATTGAAGTATTTTCTCGGACTGTGTGTAAATTCTAATGAGCCTTTTTTGTTGTCTATTCTTCTTTTTACAACTACAAACGGAGCTTGGAAACCTACTACTTCAAAATCTCTTGTTAATTCGTCAGTTGTCCATTCATTTTTTTCTTTCATTTTTCTCCCTTCCTATCCTTTCTAAAAGTTCTCGAAATAAATTTGTATCTTTAACATCTTTTCCATCTATAACCTGATTGAGTATATCCATTTTTTCTGATAACAATTCCATTATATCTTCTTCGATTGTATCTTTAGCAATTAAATAGTATTCATTCACTGTATCTTTTTGACCTATTCTGTGGCAGCGGTCAGTCGCTTGTAGATGCTCTGTGGGTAACCAATCTAATTCTACATGACATACTGACGAAGATGCTGTTAAAGTGATTCCTGTACCTGCTGATTTAATATTACCGATAAACATTCTTATATTCTTATCGGTCTGAAATTTTTCAACTGCTTTTTTTCTGTCAATAGCCGATGTTGCCCCTTCAATTTTAACAGCTATGTCTTTATACTTATCAAATATCTGATGAAGTGTTTCTCTATGAAGGGTAAAAACAACGATTTTATCATCAACATTATCTTCTAGAAAATCATCTAACCATTCCAAGACATACTTCATCTTTCCATTAATAATAAGTTTTCTCAAGTAAGCCATTTTAGTCAATCCCTCAGCTTTAGACGCACTCTCGGCTTTTTCAAAATCTTTCTTTTCAGTTAATAGGTAGTAAAGGAAATCTCTTTTTGCTTTATTATATGTTTTTCTATTTGTTATATCTAAAGGTATTATTGTTCTTATTTTATCAGGTAAGTCTTTCAATACATCTTTCTTTTTCCTTCTAATCATTATTTTATCCTTGACTAACAGATGTAATTCTTCAGTGTTAGTTGCTCCCGAAAAATCCCAACCAAATCCGTTATGTTTTGCTCCACAATATTTTTGAACGTATTGCCAGTATGATGGGAACATAATTGGATTAATGATATTCAGCATGTTAAAAAATTCCAGTGGTCTTGATGTGATTGGTGTCCCCGATAAACCAATGATATGATTTCTTCCTTTGCATATTATTTTAACTATTTTAGTTCTTTTAGTTGTATTCTTTTTGATGTAATGAAATTCGTCTATAACAATTATATTTGGATTAACTTTTAGAATTTCTTCATATCTATGAAGTAGTATGTCATAGTTTATTATTATATAGTTTGTTCCATACGGAATTGTTTCTGGTTTTCTACCATTCATAATAAATACATTCTTTTCATTCTTTAACCAATAGTTTATTTCTTTTTCCCAATTATATTTAACTGATGAAGGACAGATAATTATTTTTAATTTATTTTTTTGTTCTGCACACCATGCTAGAGTTTGTATGGTTTTGCCTAAGCCCATTTCATCACAACATACCCCCCTTCCTTTATTCGTAAAAAAGAAAGCAACACCTTCCTCTTGAAATGCAAACAGGTCATGGTTCAGACTATTACTCTGCTTTATATTGTTGGTTTTTACAACCGAGTATAAGCTATTGAAAGCCAAGTCTGACCATTCAAACCCTGTGAGAGTTTTCAAAATTTCGGTGTTGTTTTCTGTTTTAGGAATAGTGATTTTGTTTTTCCTTATTTGTTTTATTTGTTTAACGAATGCAATATTATTGTATACAAACTCTGGAAAAACTGTTTTAGTTTTGAGAATAAATTCATTCTTTTTTCTGTTAAATGTTACTTTCATAATTTTGAATTTTTGCAGATTAT